TCATGCTTCAGTCAAAACTACCGGCAATTTTATGTCATTTGGTGCTACTGGCCACTCGATATCCGGTGCTGTACTCACATCAATATCATCAAGCGCTATACGATATGACTTCCATAATTTCAGCTCTGCGGCTTTATCTTGCCCCGCCTCAATCCTATCTTTTAGAATCTCTATTCTATCGCTTGCATCGCTTATTAGCTTTGATTTTTTGAGTTTCGCTTGAGTAACAAACTCCGCTTTCTGAGCTGTTATTTCTTCTGCCGTGAGTTGCGGAATATCAACCCATGCGGGACGTCTATTAACCGCCCCTAACGCCTTGCCGGAAGGTGGAGACTTTCTCCAGTACGCCTCCGTTTCATCATCTTTTAGATGAACAGTATCGGCTGGCCAATTATCACTATACGACCCATCATCTTTCATCGATTCAAGATAGAAACCCATTGTTGTTGCTGAAAAATAAATCATAATATTTATCCTTTAGTAGCCGATCGCGATCCAATAAGCATTTACTGAAGTTGAGTCACCCATGTTTAATTGAAAACCTGTTGGGGTTACCGACCTTGCAGTTGGATTTGCTTGACTATCAGTAGCAGCAGAAGCAAAGCTTCTTGTAATAATTACGGCTTGGGCATTCACTGGAAAAACGAAAGGAAATGTTATATTCGCAAATGTTTGAAATGTTGGTAAGTTTGGAGCGTAGCCCCACTGAACAATCAGCCCGCTAGGCACATCAGGAATACGAATGAAACTATTACCGCCAAACTCACGCTTGCTAAACAAACTCATCACAGCAGCCACTGTTGGCACTAATATAGTGCTAGACCCCGCCGCCATTTCTGCATTATTAGCTGTATTCAGAACAGATGAATTACCCAGACCAAGATTTCCCCGCGCGGCTGGCTTGTTGGGTACATCTGATAAATTAGAATTAGATTGTAATGCGTTAACTATTCGTGAGTCATTCCCCGCCGCTACTGTGCCTGCGGTTGTGCCGACGCCCAGCGATGATGCGCCACCCAGCCCCAAGTTTGTTCTTGCTGCTGCTGTATCATTCAAATCAGACAGATTTCTCGTTACTTGCAATGCCCCATTTGCATTATTTACTGTCGTCAATAAATTTAGATTTGTAATAGCAGAAAGTACAGCATTCGGTCCCGCTGCTGCTATTTCTGAGAGATTGTTCGCGATTTTTAGTGCTGCGTCATTTGCCGTTTTAACAGCTTTTGATGTTGCGGCGAGTGTTTCACTGTCACTGTTTGTCGCGCTACTTAATTGCACGATACCTTTTTGTAATAATGACGCTGTAGGTAAGTTATCTGATGAATACTTTTTAATTGCCAACTCTAAACTATCAAGTAGCTGTTGCGTGTTGCCATTATCGAGCACGTCATTCCCGGACTGATTAGCAATGAAATCGGCAAGAACGGATGCTACGAACGATGATTGACGCCACACTTTATTGAGCTGCTCGGACTTTGCCACGCCCGACGAGAAGCCGCCAGCCCGCGCGGACATCGCTTCGTATTCTGCCTGTGTCATTACGTTAGACTCGGCACCTAGGCCGAACGGGAGAATTTCATTAGCCATTTGCTACCCTTAATTTTGTCCCCCAGGACGCACTATCGAACCCTCGGGAATATTCGTTATCTAAATCGAAGCCGAATAGCGCACCGACTTCAGTTGAAATAATGTAATTCGTGATACCCACCCCAGCCGGCTTAACGTCTAAATATCCCTGAGCAATGACGGCCCGCATTACAGATGAGATTTGCTCACAGGTGATGTAAATAGTCATTGTCATATCGAAGTTATCGACGGCAAATATCTTTGTGCGCCCGTCAGGAAAAATACCCTGGTAGATATCGCTGAGGGTTTCGACTGTACCGTCCCAGTGATTGGCCTCTATTTTAGCTCGCAGTATCGTTCTGTATGTTTCATCATCCAATCGAGTAAAGCCTGTTAGTGAGTCATACGGTCCTTTCCAGCTTCCCAAATCAAACCCCAGCCCCTCAGTGTCGAGCGAGAAATAGACATCGGTTATTGGCGTTCTAACATTTCGGCCAATACCCACCCACCGCCCGACCGCATCCTCTTGATTGCCTATCGAGCTATCAAGGTCAAAGTCATTTGTGAGTTTGTTTGTCGTCTGCTGGATACCGATGAGCGGCGCAGTGATTAGTGAGATATGATCGTAAAACTTAGGCTTATTTTTGTGATAGGGAGTGATGAGTCGTTGATATTTAGTCTCACTCATTAAGTCACCAGTAAGGTTATATTCTCCGGTATGCAAGCCGCCGCGTCATTAAATGCTATCTCGATATTGTTTTCAGATAGTGCATCTTGAGAAATGCCAATTTCTAAAAGAGTGATATCGTAAGTCAGCCGTTCAATACTGCCATTTAATTGCGCTGGCAGATCAATTCGCTTAATCCGTACCGGTTCGCCAATTTCGATGTCATTAATATATTCCGCTATTGAGTTTTTAATTGCGGTTCCGATTGATGAGGTATAGCCCTGTAGCGCCTTAATTTCTAATCTGACATAAACCTGTACGGTACCTTTGCGGAAGAAATTAATCGGGTGAACAATCCCATATTTATCTTTAATCGGGATTGTGGTGGTGCCGTATGTCCCCGAGCCTGGCCCTTTTTTCAGGGCGATAGTTTGTGCGATCTCTGTTGCATCACCGCCATCAACCACGATAGAAATTGAGTGACTCGGTATGCCGTTGCCATCGGTAATACTGGTGTCGTTCTCATAGCCGCGATACCGCTCAACGCCACTGATACCCGCGACAGCCCCTAAGATACCATCCAGCACCGTGCGCGACGGTAGCGCCACTGATACCGACTGTCTGACACGCAACTCTGCGTCCATTTCTACCGGTTTACCCGGAGTTGCTCCTGTTGGGTTATTGACGCTTAACCAGCCCCGCGTCGGTGTTGCTATCTCATTCACTGTATTTGCTAGTGCAACAATTGCACCCGGTACAGAGCAAATGGCCGTTACGGTTGCCGTGCCGGCCAGACCAATAATCACGCTGGCCGGTAAATCCCAGCGCACACCATCATTATCACGTGCCGCGCCATTGGTTATCACTAGCCCGACACTACCGGTGATCAGCAAATCGACTGTAGAGTTAGTCTCCTCATTACGTTTAATGCCGTTGATTTTCACATTACTGGAAAGTCCATTCCCTACCCCCGTTGCCGGGGAAAAGGAGTTATAGACGGCAATTGCACTATTGTTCGCGTCGTGGATTGCCAGTGCGAAAATACTGACCATTTGCCCATCTTTACTATCCGCATCCAAGTAACTGTCAGTGCCGTAAATCTCTTGGAAATAACTGACCAGAGTGCTACGGATAGTCTCAAAATCGGGCGCAGTTATCCCCGTGGCACTGACAATTGCATTCAGCCCTAACGTATCAAGGTTTAACATTTATGCCTCGCTGGTAACGTTTGTGATGCCGTAGATGGTGTCTATTGTTGCGGTGAAAGTGACGCGGCGATTATCGCCGTTGTAATTAGCTTCAAATTCCAATATCGAATTAACGCCCTGCGTATCAAGAATACGCTCACGGATAGCAAGTATATAAACATCAGAACGTTGCTTGCCGAGCACAGACTGGATATAAGGCGTACCCTCGGTTAAATCTAAAAACCACTGACCGCGCCATAATTCAAAGCGGGTTTTCACCGCCTGAGCGACCGCTTGCGGGGAGTCGATAAGAAAAGTGTTATCACCCTGCCCGAATGTGTAATCGCCGCTTTCGTCCTCTCTGCGATACCTCATATCGGCCCCCCGGTATCGCCGCCACCCGTTTGCACACCGCCGTGCTTGTGAGATTTGACACTGATGCCGCCAGCAGTGACATCATTAGTGACAGTAATAGGGCCAAGCATATTGGCATTACCACCGCTTTCCCCCATCCCTTGACTGAGAGAGCCGTTTATCGTCACTGCCCCGTTTAGCACAATAGTTGGCGAAGTGATTTCAGTGCCACCCTGCGCATTAGCTATCAGCTTGCCTGATGTCTGCACGGTGACGGTGTGGTCTGTGGGGTTGATTTCAACATATGCCCCGCCATCATCACTGCGGAACTGCGCAGCGCTGGTGCTGATACCACTGATTTTCTTTGCCTGCGACTGAGGGCCAATAATGGCGAATGCATCCGATAAATCATGTTCACGCTCATCAACGGTTTCCTGTATATCGCCTGACTGATGCCAAAAATCAATACACCGATCACCAAAAATCAATAGGCATTCATCCCCGGCCTTGATAGGGAATGTCATTGTTACGCCACCACCACGCGGGAACAAAACTGGCACATTAGTCAGCACGGATAGATTTGTTGACTCCCCGCCTGATTCGCCCTTGATGCCGATCTGAATGTCACATGTCACGGAGTCAGTATCAAATGACTGAACAATCCCCGGCATCGATACGCGCAGTTGAGACGACACTGATGATTGTAGAACTCGCAGGGTTTCTGCTAACTCTCCCGAGCGGGAGTCTGTTGATACGGTCATGGAAAAACTCCAATAAAAAACCCGCACATTGGCGGGTTCAGGTGGGTTATTTTTAGTTCTTTGGAACTATTGTTTCTGCCCAGCAGCGACAATATCCATTCTCACATTGAAGACCTTCTCCGGGATGGCCTGTGGTTGGCGGATTATTCCATTTGAATTTTTTACCATTATTTCTCTCACATCGTTCACAGCAGTCATCACCACGCCAAATATAACCCGTCGAACCTACTCGCTCAGCCTTAATTCGATCGGCCTTTGCTATCCTTCTAAATTTATTACCAAGCGCCTTTTGATAAGTATCATTGTCAATCTTGATCTGTTCTTTTGAACGTCTGCTTCCTTTAATGGGCTTAGATCGCATTGCTGGAATTCTAGTCCCACGATCAACATTGCTCAAAAATGCATCTTCTTTTCTTTTTTTATAAAATCTCAAAATAGCTGGCAGTTTAAATATTCCACATACAATTATCGCCGCACATAAGTAATACCCAAAAGACATAATTAATTAACCTTATGACAAGGGAATGAACCTATAATTTTCGGCGCATCCATGCTGTTCTGTAGAAGCTGGACATTTAGAAAAGCCTTACCATCACGCTTAATAAATTGGAATCCGTACATGTTGCCATCGCGAGCAGGCATAAGCCCCATATCAGTTTTGAAGTTATCCCAATCATCTTTCTGTTTTAGAAAGGTAATTTTTTGTGAGGTGACTTTTTCACCGTTTATATATGTCCAACCGTCGGTGGCTGCATGGAGTTTGAAGTTGCCACACTGTAAATCAGCTAAAGCAGAGCAGCTTGTTAGCACTAATCCAATAGCTAAAAGACAAGCTGTAAAAAAATTGGTATATCTCATGAATAAGCCCTTTGCTGTGCTGACGATGAAAACAAATCCTTAGCCCCACGCGCTTCACACATCATGTCCATATACCACGGGTTGCCGCGCGTATCGCCAGTATAGCTAATCCCTCTAACGATATACACACCATCAGTCGCGATGCTGGCCGGTGGGTTGGTTAGTCCGTTAACGGACACGTTGCCATTATCGTTTTGATCTTCAAGCCTGCCGCCTGACATCTGAACATCTCGGCTGGAAAGCGTCGCGCGATATACTGATTCCTGATTCAGTTGAATTAGTCCATTTAACCGAATATTGGGGTTAATCAGGCAGCGCACATTAACACCCGCCCCGATGGTCTGTTGTGGCATGCCAATCAAGCCCGTATCGCTATTCAGCACAATGGCCTCATGCACATACTTATCGTTCGGCACCATCTCAACCTTGCCATTCACAAACTGCCAGGTGGCTTTGCATTGTTTGGCAACGTTATCCAGATAATCCCGCGTCATGCCGTACATGGTTTTACCGCGGGGGAATGTCGTCGGCGGCATTTCAGGCATGATCCCTTGTGTTATGCCGAACGGGGCAAGGTTACGCATCAGCAGATTGTTAATATCAGCCACGGTATAACCCGCTGCTATGGTCTGGTTTATTGTGGCGTTAATAAATGCGTTATGACCATCGATAGCCTGGATCAGAATAAATGTATCCGTAGGGTTATCTCTGCCGGTAATGGTATAGCGAATATCACCTGAGAAAATCTCACCAAAGTTAGCATCTTCGTTCTGCCCGTTCGGAGAGGTTGAACCATCGTAACCGGCGATCACTCGGAGCTTTGAGAACTCGGTACCGGTGATCCGGTTAATGGTATTCTGTGACAGGTTATAAATCTTGAAAATAGCGGCGCGTGGGAATGAAGTGTTGTACCACTCAATATTAAACGTCACCTTAAAATCAGTGAAATTAATCCCCTTGCCTTCGTTATCCAATAGCATCAACTCAAAGTGGCGTATCCAGTTCTTACTCATGAAAACCTCATAAAAAACCCGCTCAGTGGCGGGTTGGATTGAGTGGATTGATTTAGTTATTCTGCACAAAATATAAATGACTGCCGGTGCCAAGATTGGTCTTGGTCGGGTATTCCTCTCGACTATCATCACTGAGCACAGCAAAAACGCCACTGATACCCAAGTCAGGATATTGCTCAAGCAGATCAACACCGACCACCAACGGAACACCACACAGCATGTCAGCGCCGCCGCTATCTCTCACATCCATGATCCAGCCAGCGGCATCACGAAAGACCAGTCGCAGATTAATTGCATATTCACCCACGTTGATGTTGAAGAACTGATTATTGGCCGTTAGCGGGATTTCCTGAATGTTCATGTAAGCCCTCTCTTGGCCCAACCAAGACTGGATTCCAATATTGAATTATTTACCGGGGCGGGTGCTTTAGTTCCGGTATTTTGTACAGCCGAAGTGCTTACCCCGTCTTGCATATTCTCTTTGTCGGCCACTTCAACAGAGTCGGTTTGAGACATAATTACTTCACGCAGGGTAAGAACACACATCAACACGTTTTCACTGGTTTTATCTGTCGTCACCTCAATGGCGCGGATCAGCATATTGCTATATTTTCGCTTGCCAGTAATAACGTCGAATGGCTCTCTACTTTCCTGTAGCTTACGGAGTTCCTGATAGACGTCTTCCGGGCTTTTACCCAGTGTTAGTCCTATTTTCGACGTATCAGCAAAATCCAGCAATGAACCGCCACCCGCAAAACCCACCTCCATAGTCACCTCAGCGGCACGTTTATAAGCGTGATCGTTAACTGCTGCGCCCTTTTCCACTGGGTGCTCGGTTATCTCAAGCGCGTCTTGGTGCTTTTCAGAGATAATCACACTGGGTACCAGCACCCCGATTTTTCGCGTTTGCTGCCGAAAGATAGCGGAAAGAATATCCATTAAGGGTTCCTTACTTGCTTGTTGGGTTTAATTGCTGTGTGAGCCTCGCATTCACGTTGGTCTGTCTGCCAGCGACTTCATTACCCGCTGATACCGGATCAGAGACACCCGAGATATAAATATTCGTTTCCTGCTGGAGTCCCCCACCTGGCATATTACTGCG